GACATCAGCAAATGTCAGACCGTCCGCGCCGAATGCGTAAAGCCTCGTAACAAGACTCCTCGTATCGACCACGCGCTCAATGGACTTCATGTTCTTCCTATATGCGAACAGCGCACCGCTGTCCTTGCCGTTGACCGTCAGCAGATGCACAAGCCTGTTGGCACAGTCGAATACCAGATCACCGCCGTGCAGGTCTGCCACGTTCCGAAGGATGGAGAGTGCGTTTTTCTCGCTGCTCGTCCATGTTCGTTTTGTCCTGACATTGACCGTTCCGACAGCCCATTCCGTACCCTGCAGGGCATACGCCATAGCGACCTCCGGGTACTCTGCGTCAAAGTTCTTTTCTTCCTTCAGCACGGAGAAGGTCAGATCGTAAAACTCCGCCTCGGCATACACCTCCGTGACGGAATTGCCCTCGGAATCCTTGCTGTCCGTGACCGTGCGCACCTTGTAGATATCATCCACAATCTGTATTTTCTTCTCGCTGTCAATGTGGACGCGCTTGCTGTCTCGGTACGGAATCTTGAAGGTCAGCGTGTCTTCGCCGTTGATCTCTCCCGTGACGATGATATCGTAGGCATTTTCAAGCACCGCCTCCCATGCGCCGTTGCTGTCGAGGACAACGGGACGGGAATAGCCGATCTTTTCATACGGCGAGCGAGGAATATCATAAAGCCGTATATCCACGATCTTCGGCGTCATGCTCGTATCTGTAGTGGTGAGCGTCACCCGGAATCGGATGTACTCCCTGTTGGGAGACACCAGCTTTCCGTCCGCGGGAACAGCGACCCAATCGCTCCAGGTGATAAGGTCATCGCTTGTGGAAGTCTCTACCAGGGAAACAGCGGTCGTGCCGGAGACATACTCGCTGGTCACGGACACGCGACCCGTGCCGGAGAGATTGCACTCCGCAGCCGCCGTTGTAAGGATGCCCTCGGATGGGTAGGTGCCGCTTGACGCACGGAGCGTAACCATTCCAGGCTCAGTGATGCCGTCAACCGTTCCCGTTGTATCTCCGGCATTGGCGCATATTGCGGAGCGGAAATAGTCCATCAGGTCATCGGCGGTCAGTTCCGAATCACAGTCCAAAAACCAGTCGTCAAAGCCGCCCGCGTACCAGTAGGAATTATTCAGCATTCCCCAGATAAGGTCTGCCGTGCAGGAGCGGTTCAGCGTACCGTTGATTGTCAGCGCAGAGGATTTCCACGCCGTGCCGGAACTCTTATCGCCGACCACATACCACGCCTTGTTATTGTCCGGCTCGATCACCGCCGCAATGAAGTACCAGTTGCCGTTGGTGAGCGAAAAGGACGGCGTGACCGATGTATCAAGAATCAAAGAGCCGGAGGAGTTGTAGAGCATGATCCTCGGCTTTCCGCGGATGAGGGACAGATAAAAAATCGGATTGCCCGTACCTCCTCTTGTGGAGAGGAGCGGCGTGTATGTGTTGCCTACGGAATAGGTGGTCGGCTTGATCCATCCGCCGACTATGATGCGTTCCCCGATGTCAGAAAAAATCGTGCCGTCATTCGTGACGCGCAGATAAGTCTGCTCAGAGGACGGATTGTTGATGTTCATGCGGAAATACGAGCCGAACACGCCGTCTGTCAGCGATGCGGTCGTTCCGCTCCAGTTATTGATGTATGCCTTGCGGTCATTCCCGGAGGAGTCGGCAAGGCAGGTGTCGGCATCAGGAGCATCCTCGTTGAAACGCCACAGACCGCCCTTTGCGTACTCCGCCGGAAACTCGCCCGTGAAGTCTGTCTGCTTATTGAGTATCGTTTTTAAGGACATCCGCCGTCACCTCCATCTGCTCTTTGCCTGTATCTCAAGGCTCGTAAATGTGGCGTTATTCGCCGCCACAGCGACCGTGTTGTTGCCGACAGCAAGTGTTGGGAAGTTCAGTTCCGAAAGATACGGCAGACCGTTGCGCAGGACATTTTCGTTTGCGTCCTCCACCCAGGCGGTCATCATATCCGTATCGACCACCAGCGTTTCCGCTGCCGTAAGAGTGGCGTTCACGATCTTCAATTCCACTCCGTTTGTCGTGATCGTGATGTATCTGCTTGCAGCGGAAGATATCACGCCCCTGATGCGGTACACGGGATGAGAGTCAATATTGCCTTTCGTTCTTCTGACCGTGTGCGATCCGGTGGAGGAGATGGTAAATTCCTCGTCCTCCACGGCATAAGCAAACGGATCGGGACAGAAGAACTTCAAATCGAAGCTGCCCGCCGAGCGGACGAGCAGCCTTTCACAGTCCACCTTCTCATAGAGCCGTGCCATGAAGTATCTGTCCGGCACGTCATCGAACACAAGCTGCTTCAGTCCGTCCGTGGGATCGAGCCACAGGGAGACATCGTCCAAAACCGAAACAAGAGAAGCAAAGTTCCTTTTCGGTGCAATACTGCATGAGACATTGATCTCCCTGTAGTCAAAATCTGCTCCGAAGTCCGCCACGCCGCTTTTGCCGGGAATGGACGCCGTATAGTTTCGGAGTCCTCCGCACACCTGCCAGGAAGTGAGCCGAGCCTTTATTCCCATGTCCGAGGAAGATATATCGTTATATAAAAAGCCCATCGGCACACCTCCTTAAGCCGTTGAAAAGCGTCCCTGCGCACGGGAGCCTGTCTGTATCAGGTTATAAAGTTCCTGTGAAATCCTGCGGATATCGTCCTCGCTGCGGACGATCATCTGTCCCACGGATACCAATGCGCCGTAGGAACTGCCGCCGTCCGTGCCTGACATACCGCTTGCCACGGAGCGCACCGTAGCGTCAGCATCAAGGTTGAAATTGCTCGGAACAGCCGACTGCATATCATCCGCAAGTCCGTCCATCACATCCATGATGCCCTTGTTCAAATCCTGCGCGGCGTTGATAGCGACTTTCGCCGAATCATCGATACCGCCCGCAAGACCCTGGGTAAGCATATCGCCGACCCACGCCATCTCCTTGGACGGCGAGGATATTCCGAAGAAGCCCTTAATCTTGCTCATAAGGTTCGAGCAGAAGCCGCTGACCTTGCTCCACAGCCAGGACGCGGCGTCCCCGATACCGTTCCAGATACCCTTGATGAGGTTCAGACCGATGGTTGCCATCTGGGACGCACCGCTTGCAAAGCCCTTCACGATGGCGGCTATGATCTGCGGCACGGCTTTCACGATTGCCACGATGATCTGCGGAAGGTTCTTGATAAGAGCCACGAACAGCTGGACGCCCGCCATAATGATCTTGTCTATGTTCCCGATGAGCGCGTTTACAATGCTCGTGATGATCTGCGGTATCGCGTTCACAATCGTGGTGATGATGGTCGGCAGGTTCTGTATCAGAGCGACCAGCAGACGGACGCCCGCATCAATCAGCTGCGGTATGCTGCCGAGGATGGCAGTAAGGATGCCGTCAATGATCTGCGGTATCGCCGCCACGATTGCCTGAATAATCTGCGGCAAGGCGGTAATCAGCGAAGTCAGAAGCCGTATCCCGGCATCGATGATCTGCGGGATAGCCCCGATGATAAAATCCACTATCGCCGTAATGATATCCGGCAGAGCCGCCACCAGGACGGGAATTGCGTCAAGGATGCCCTGCGCCAGTCCCGTAATCAGCTGAAGCGCCGCGTCCAGAATGAGCGGAAGGTTGTCAATGAGCGTCTTTACGATTTGCGTCACCACAAGTACGATCTGCGGAATAAGTGTCGGTATCGCCTGGGCAATGCCCTGGATGAGCGACACGATGATCTGCATCCCTGCGTCCACGATCTGAGGCAGGAGCGTTACCAGAGCGCCTGTCAGTTCCGTAATGACCTGCAGCACCACGGGCATCAGTTCCGGTATCGCTCCGATGATGCCCTCCGCAAGAGCGGAAATGATGGACGGCGCGCTTTCCAGCACAGCTGCCGCAATGGTCGAAATAAGCTGAACCGCCTGCGGTATCATGGAGGACACCGTTTCAATGACCGAAGTAACACCGTTCTTGATTTCTTTCCCGGCTTCCTCGTTCCCGGCAACAAGATCGGAAAGACCGTCCATGATCTGTGTGATGCCGGGGAGCAGTTCTCCGACCATGCGGTTCTTAAGACCGCTCATCGTTCCCTGGAGTTTCGTAAGGCTGTCCTCGAAAGCGGCGGACGCGGCTACGGCTTCATTGCTCATGACCATGCCGTAGTCCTGCGCCTCCTGTTTCAGTGCCTCCGTTTCTTCGGCGGTCATGTTGAGAACCGCCGCCATGTCCGTAGCGGACTTGCCGAGAAGGTCGGTCGCTGCGGATGTTCTTTCCGCGCCGGATTCCATGTCCTGCAGAGCGGCGATCACGATGGAAAGCTGCTCGTCCTGGCTCTTGCCGTTCAGGTCATCAATGGAAAGACCGACCGCCGCCAGCTTTTCAGCCGCCGTGGACGAGCCGTTCGCCGCGTCCGTGATAACGCCGGAGAGCGTCTTCATGCCCGTCTGGAGGTTGTTGACGTCCGTGCCGCACCGCTGGAACACATAGTCCCATTCCTGGTAGGATTCCGCGCTGATGCCGATTTTCTGCGACATCTTGTCGATCTCGTCCCCGGCTTCAGCTACATCGTTCGCCATGTCCCACAGCTTTTTTCCGGCAGCGACCGCAGCCGCGCCGATGGCGGCAACAGCGGCGGCCATAGCCTTGCCGACCGTCTTTGCAATCTCGCCGAGCTTTTTGAACTTACTCCCGGCATCCTCGGTCTGGTCCCCGGCATCGTCCACTTCCCTGGCGAACTCGCCGGCTTCATCGCCGGCCTCGTCAAAGCCGTTCTCGGCGTCTTCGAGAGCCTTGTTGTTGTCCTCCAGTTCGCGCTCCATGTCGTTCAGAGCGGCTTCTGCGTTATTCAGCTGAATCTGCCAGTTCTGTGTACGCTTGTCGTTCTCACCGAAGGAGGTGGCGGCATTATCGAGAGCCGCCTTTAAGGTCTCGATCTTCTGTTTCTGTGTTTCAATCTCCTTGTTCAGCACCTGATTGCGGGAGGAGAGAGCCTGCACGGATTTATCGTTTTTGTCGAACTGCGAGGATACCAGCTTCATTTCCGAGCCGAGTACCTTGAACGACTGGTTGATGTCGGACAGGGCTTTCTTGAACTCCTTCTCGCCCTCCACGCCGATCTTCAGACCGAAATTGTCAGCCATGCGCACACACCTCCTTCCTAAATGCCGTAGGGAATAACATCGTCAATCGTCAGATTCTGTTTTGGCTTTGATATGCCGTTATACTGCTTATGACATTCCCATAAATCCATAAACAGACCGAACGGCATCAGCCAGAACTCATCCTGCGTTAGATGAAGCTGACCGATGCCGTAATATAAAAGCCGGGTAAATAACTCCTCGTCACTTACCCGACCTGTGCGTTTTTTGGTTCGTTCTCGCTTTCGATATTGCGTTTCGTGCCTCTGTACATAGCCTCCATGATGGCGTCCTTGTAGTCCGTCAGTTCCATCGGCGAGGTGAGAAGTTCGACCTCCTCCGTGGTCAGTTCCGGCTTTTTCTCGTCGGGATGCTTGAGGTTATGCACCAGGATGGTCTGGTTGCAGAGCAGCGTGATGAGCCATACGATCTCATCAAGAGCCATCTCGAAGTTCTCCGACTTCATCAGCTTATCGCCCAGGTTCTCCAGACCACCGTAGCGTCCGGCGATCTCCTTCGTTGCCTTGGTGGTAAGGAGCATCTCGTACTCCTGACCGCCGATCTTTACGATTGCGCTTCTTTCATCCATTGATTATGCCTCCTTCGTAACGGTGACCGTATACGTCTTGGACACGGAACCCTCGATTACCACAATGACCACGGTATTGGTGCCGGTATGCCAGGTGACGGAATCGCCGCTTTCAATCCCCGTGCCGTTCGCAGTAATGGTTGCTGTCGCGCCGGAAGACGCGGTCGCGGATACCGTATTGGTAGAGTTGCTCGTTGCAGCCGTATATTCCGTCACTGCGGAGTTAAAGGTCGGCGAAAGCGTCAGCGATCCCAGGGACAGAGCCGTCAGAGTCGGCGTGGGATACACAGGCTCATATACGCTCGAATACCAGTTGCTGATGGTAGTAGCGGAAACGCCGGAATCATCCTCGGACACCTCCGCTTTCCAGGGATGGTTGCCCAGCCCGTCCACCTTGTTCCGGCGGTAGACCGTGCCCTCAATCGTAGGCGTGGAGAACTCGATGCTCTCGCCCTTGGTGGTAAGGTTGGTGGAAGGGATGCCGAATTTCACTCGGTAGAGCCAGAAGTAGCGGTACTTGCCGTTTGCCTTCTTCGCACGGAAACCGATAGCCACGGGATCGCCGCCGTCCTCCGATGCGGATACCAGGACGTTATTGTTGTCGATGGTCGCGCCCGTAAGGTCAGCCGCCACCGCAAGCCCGATATTGTCCACGCCGAGCGAGAGCGTCCCGCTCTGGAACTCCTTCACAACCTCCGCCGCGCCGTCATCCGCATAGAGCGTAGCCTCGGCAAGCTCCACGGACAGTTCAGCGGTCATCGCTTTGGCAAGGGACACGGGAGCGCCGTAGGTCTCGTTGCCGTTGGCGTCCTCCGTGATCTTGGAATAGAAAAGTTTATCAAGACCGATTGTTGCCATAATGTTCAATCCTCCGTTTCATAAAGTTTCGCCACATCGATGGCGTAGTGGTGGAAGCCGGTATCATCCTCATGTCCGATGTACCGCCTTTCCGTGATAACAAAATCAGCGGCAAGAAGAGCGTTTGACAGCTGTTTCTTCCGATGCATATAATTGCCCTTGGAGAACAGGGAGAGCCGTGCCTCCTGCGTCTCGTATCCGGGAGCATCGTCCGCATGAAGCTCGTAGGTGTCCGCAAGCGGAGTCACCACCACATATTCATCCGGCGGCTCATCGGAGAACACGCCGGTCTCCACAGGCAGACCGCAGCCCGTGACCACAGTCTTTATTTCCGACAGCAGGCTCATATCCCGTTCACCTCCGATTCCAGTTTTGCTTTCATCGCTTCAATGCAGGCGTTCTTCGATGCCGATTTCGCAGGTTTCAGAAACGGCTTTGCAGGCTGTCCGCTCTTGCCGTATTCGAGAATAGTCGCGATCTTTGCGTTGCTCTCGCCGTCCGACCTCGGCTCGGCAAAGCCGACCTTCACATTGAAATCGCCGTTCTTGTCCTGCAGGGCAGGCGAAGTGCCGAGAGCGGACAAAAGCTGACCTGTGGAGCGTGACGGTTCCTTCGTGCCTTTGCCGATGACGGATGCCAGGTTGGAGCGCACCTTGCCCTCAACGACCTCCGCGCCTGCCTCCAGCACCTTCGGCAGAATCTCGTCCGTCCTGTCCGCCAGTTTGGAAACCTTCATGAGGAACTCCTCCGGCATTTTGAATGTCGCTTTAGCCACTCTGTTTCACCTCCTGCACCAGCACTTCCAGATACATACCCCTGCCTTTGACGTCCTCCACCGAGAAGATCTCAAATGTATGCCCGTCGCAGAGGATGCGCATCTCGGTTGTGACCGTGACGCCTGGTATGACGCGGAAACGGAAAAGGTCGGTGGCGGTCGAGAACTGCGCCATGTTCGCCCATTTCTCGCTGCCGTGCCGACCCTCCCGGTAAGCGCGTACCTCGGCAACGGTCATATCCGTTTCCGTCTTAAAGCCCTCATCGTCCGTGGTGTGCTGTTTCTCCACGATGGTGATGAAGGTATTCATCTTTCCGAAACTCATGGTCACACCTTCCAATCCCGGTCGAGCCGAAGGAGGAGGTTGACCGTGTTCCAAATCTGCTGCGCCGCGTTCGTGTTGTCTGCGAAGAAGCCGCCCGTGGAGCCGTCCCTCGATTCATAGAAATGGCTTGCCAGCATAATGACCGCCTGCTGTGTGGTCGCGGGCATGGCGTTCTCGGAATAGTAGCCCTCCGCAATATGCTGATAGCTCTCCGCATAGGAAACGGCGGCAGTGATGTACTGCGAGAGCAGCTCATCGTCCGCCGAATGCTCCAGTATCAGATTTGCCTTGACTTTCTCAAGCAGAGTATCCATCACCGCCGCCTCCTTTCCTTAAGACGATGCCGCAGCCGTGGTTTCCACAACCTGCATGGTAAAGGTTGTCTCGGCATAGCCGTCCGCCCACAGCGTGAACGACTTCTCAGCCGCCAGGTACTTCGCGTCCTCCGCCTTGATATAAAGGACAAAATCGCCGGCGGAAAGTCCAAGTGTCGTTGCTTCATCCGCGTCCCCGGACGCAAGCGTGGCGGAAGCGCCGGTATCATCCGTGAACTTCACGCCGACCACGCTGCCGAGTCCCGTGCGGACGCCAAAGCCCAGCCACTTGTGCTTGCCCCAGGTTTCGCCGTGATCGGCAACAGCAAGGTCTTTGACCTCGCAGTCGAGCGTGATTTTGACTGCCGTGCCGTCAATGGTCACGGTCGCGTGACCGCTGTTGGATGCCGTTTCGGAAGTCGGCATAGCCCCGGATGTCGGGCAGGCAAGCACGGATACGTTCCAGGCATCGGGAGTCATAAGACCGGCATTTTTCAGCTTCACGATCAGGGCATTCAAGTCGCTGCGGATGTCTCCCGCAGTATTGGTGGCCTTGGGCTTCAGATTCTCGGCGCCGGGGAAGCCGGAGAGGGACGCCCCCTCCTCGAACTCCAAAACACCGCCGATATGGGTAACGTCGCCGCCCTGTTCGGTATAGTTCTTTGCGTTATATCCACTCATAGGTCAGCCCTCCTTACGCCTTCATCTGCAGGAGCTGGATTCCCTCCGGCAGGATGACCTTGCCGTCCACGCGCTCCGTAGCCACATAACCGATCTGGCCGTTGGTGGCATACAGTTCGTTCAGCCTCTGTACGGTTCTGCCAGCGCGATCACCGATCCAGTAGTTCTTGAAATCGCCGAACGCCACGGTGTAGGCGCTGGACGCCATAGTCGGGACATAAGGCGAGGTGTAAAGGTCGTAACCGAGCAGCTTGTCAGGCTCACCCGCCTGGAGGGAAGGCTGCCACAGGTACACGCCGTTGCCGTCCTTCAGCTTGCGGATGGCGGAGATGGTCGCATCGTTCATGAGGAACTTTGCGTTCCTGCGGTACGGAGACTTCAGCGCATACACAAGGCTGATCAGTTCGTCCGCAGCGATTGCGTTGTTCGCGGCGGCAGTAACGCCGACCGTGCCGCCATTCGCGGTAAAGATGCCCGTAGGCTGGTTGGAGCCGGTACCCACGCAGAACGCCTCCTCCTCGGCGATGCCGAAGGCGCGGGCAAACTCCTTCATAAGGTAGTCCTCAATGTCGAACGCCGCATCCTGCAGAAGTTCCACGCTCACACGGCAAAGGTCGGTCAGCTTGAAAGCGTCGATCTGCTTCTGACCGAAAGTCGGATTGCTCTCGGTGTAGGCGGCGTTCTCCGCAGTCCACTGCGCGGTAGAGTGTCCCGTGGCGACGGGAATCTTGCGCTCATGCTGCGTTGTGATGACCTTGGCAAGGGAACGGATCACGTTCTCCTCCTCAAGAGCAGTCACGATGTCGCGCTCGAAATCCTCCGGCACGAGATAGCCGCCGTCCGCGTCCGTACCCTCGGAGAGGACGTTGTGGACGAGTACCTTGCCGCGCAGGTGGCGGTCGAAGTCCTCCTTGTAGGCATTGGATGCCCTGCCGGTCTTTTCAGGCTTGAGGGACGCCGCCTTTTCGGGAGTCTCGGTGATCGGCTGGTTCACGGGCTTGTTCAGTTCCGCTTCGATGGCGTCCCTGCGTTCCATGCGCTTGATCTCGTTGGTGAGGCTGTCAAGGTCGCGCTCCATCTTGGAATAGGTGGCATCATCCTCCGCAGACAGCACGCCCATGTCGTTCCTGTGGGTATCGAGGAATCCCTCCATCGTATTCCACAGCTTGGCTCTCTTGTTTCTCATCTCGGTAATAGTCATGATAAAAATCCTCCTTGCTTTAAAGCAGTTTTTTGTAAAGAGACGCCCTCAGTTCATCGACCGGGCGTCCTTCGGGTTTCTTCTCCGGCTTGGACTTCGCCTTGCCGGAAATCTTATTGATGAGGGAGCGTTCCACCGCAGAAGCGGCAAACTCATAACCCTCGGTGTCTGCTGCGGATTCGCGTTTTGCATCCGTCAGGATATCGTCCGCAAATCCAAGTTCGATGGCTTTCCTGGCGTTCATCCAGGTGGTATCGTCCATCATGCGGGCAAGCTGCTTATGCGGCAGGCTTGTCTTGATCTCGTAGGCGTTGATGATGCTTTCCTTGACCTCGGAGAGCATATCGATTGCCTTCTCCATGTCCACATGATCGCCGAACGCCATCGTTGCCGGGTTATGGATCATCATCAGAGCGGTAGGAGCCATCAGCACCTTCGTACCAGCCATAGCGACCACCGATGCCGCAGACGCCGCGATGCCGTCCACCTTGACCGTCACATCGCCCTTGTAGTCCATCAGCATGGTGTAAATCTGACTGGCGGCGATGCAGTCCCCGCCGGGCGAGTTGATCCAGATGGTGATGGGACCGCTGCCCGCGAAAAGTTCCTCCTTGAACATTGCCGGCGTGATATCGTCATCGAACCAGCTTTCCTCGGCAATCGTGCCGTACAGTCTTCGTCCGTCTGATTTTTCCAATTCCAGAACTTCCTGTTCTTCATCGGATTCGTCCTCCTTTCCGTTGTTGTCTGTATCTGCAAAAGCGCCCGCCTGCGACAGCGGGAGCATATTGCCGTTTATGAGGTAGAGATCGCCGCCGTCCTCCGCAGGGATGCGGTCGAGGTTCTCCAGTTCCCGGATATCGTTTGCGCTCATCCAGCCGTTCTGCCTTGCCGTGGCGTAGCCGTTCATGCGGCTGGCGTAGTCCCCTCGGAGCAGACCTTCCACATTGAATTTCACGAAATAGGTCTTTTTCTCTTCGGGAGCAAGGAGCGTTCTCTGTATCGACTGCTCCCATCTGACCACCCAGGGATCGAGCGTATACTTCACAAACTCCAAGGACTGCTGCTCGATGTTGGAGAAGCTGCTCTTTTCCAGATCGCCGACCATGTGCGGAGGCACACGGAAAATCCTCGCTATCTCGTTTATCTGGAACTTGCGCGTTTCCAAAAACTGCGCCTGTTCCGGCGAGATGGAGATAGGCGAATATTTCATGCCTTCCTCCAAAACAGCCACCTTGCCGGAATTGGAGCTGCCTCCGAACTGGCTCATCCATGCGTCCCTGACCTTCGCCGGATCCTTGATCGTACCCGGATGTTCCAGGACACCGCTCGGAGCCGCACCGTTAGCAAAAAACTTGCTGCCGTATTCCTCCGTGGCAATGGCCAGCCCGATGGCGTTCTTTGCCATCGCAATCGGTGAGTAGCCCACCAGCCCGTCAAAGCCGAGTCCGGGGATATGCAGCACATCGAACGGCATCAACACGACCGATTCTCCCTTTGCCGTATGCGCTTCATCCGAGGAGCGCGTGTATTGGTAGTAAAGCTGGCCGTTTGTGTCGCGGTTGACGCTCATCTTGTTCGCCATCAGCGGATACAGCCCGATGATCTCGCCTTTGCCGTTCCTTATGATCTGCGCGTAGGCATTTCCGTAAAGTAAAAGATGAGTCATCAGCGTTTCACGAAACACGAATGAACTCATCTCCGGGTTAGGCTCGTCATGGAGCAGAAGGTATAACGGATGGTCGATGGCTTTCTCCTTGCCGCCGTCATCCTTGTAGCGGTACATATGAAGCGGCAGACCCGCGATTGCCTCCGACAGGATGCGCACACAGGCATATACCGCAGTCATCTGCATGGCGGAGCGTTCGTTTACGATCTTCCCGGATGAACTGCCGCCCATGTAAAAGGCGTAGCTGCTGCCTGGTGTCCTGTTTTCAGGCTTATCCCTCGACCGAAACAGTCCGCTGAATATTCCCATATAGATCACCGTCCTTTCAGATAAACAAAGTCAAGAGCCATCACGGTCGCCACGGCACCGTCTATTTTCTCCGTAGACTTTTCCTTGTCGGGCTTGATGTTCCCGGCAGGATCAGTCCGCACATATATGTTGTCCATCATCCACCGCAGGACGGGATGCCCGCCGTGTGCGATGCGTTCCTCAAGTGTCAGCTTCATCAGTTCCTTGGTCGGAGGAGACATATCCTTAAAGCCCTGTCCGAACGGCACGACCGTAAAGCCCATGCCCTCAAGGTTCTGCACCATCTGAACGGCTCCCCAGCGGTCGAATGCAATCTCCCGGATATTAAACCGTTCGCCGAGCCGCTCGATGAACTTCTCGATATAGCCGTAGTGAACGACGTTGCCCTCTGTGGTCTGGAGGTATCCTTGCCGTTCCCACACGTTATATGGAACATGGTCGCGGGATACCCGCAGTTCCATGTTTTCTTCCGGTATCCAGAAGTACGGCAGGATGATGTATTTATCTTCCTCGTCGAGAGGCGGGAACACGAGAACGAACGCCGTAATATCCGTGGTGCTTGAAAGGTCGAGACCGCCGTAGCAGACACGTCCTTCCAGTTCCTCCTCGGTCACGGCAAAGGAGCAGGCATCCCATTTCTCCATCGGCATCCATCTGACAGCCTGCTTGACCCATTGGTTGAGTCTCAGCTGACGGAAGGAGTTCTCCTCGGCGGGATTCTGCCTTGCCGATTCACACGCCGCCTTGACCTTGTCGATGCCGACCGTGATGCCGAGAGAGGGATTGGCTTTTTTCCACACCTTCGGATCAGTCCAGTCGTCCGATTCATCCGCACCGTATATCACGGGATAGAAGGTGGAATCGATTTTTCTGCCTTCCAGGATGTCCTTCGCTTTCTGATGCGTCTCGTAGCAGATGGAGTGCGTATCCGTACCCGCCGTGGTGATCAGGAAGTAAAGCGGCTGCATCCTTGCGTCGCCGGAGCCCTTGGTCATGACGTCAAACAGCTTTCGGTTCGGCTGTGTATGAAGCTCGTCGAACACCACGCCGTGGATGTTGAAGCCATGCTTGGAGTAGGCTTCCGCCGAAAGCACCTGATAGAAGCTGTTGGTCGGCTGGAATACGATGCGCTTGGTGGCGGTCAGTATTTTCACCCGCTTTGCAAGCGCAGGACACATCCGCACCATGTCGGCAGCCACATCGAAAACAATGGCGGCCTGCTGACGGTCGGCGGCGCATCCGTACACCTCGGCGCGTTCCTCACCGTCACCGCAGCAAAGGAGCAGGGCGACAGCGGCGGCAAGTTCCGACTTGCCCATTTTCTTGGGTATCTCGATATATGCCGTATTGAACTGGCGGTAGCCGTTGGGCTTCATGATGCCGAAGATGTCCCGTATGATTTGCTCCTGCCAGTCGATCAGTTCAAAGGGCTTACCCGCCCATGTGCCTTTGGTATGACAGAGGCATTCGATGAAGGATACGGCATAGTCGGCTTTGTCTTTATCGTAAACGGAGTCCTTCGCTTTGAACTTTGTCGGCTTGTATTTCTTCAGATGTCGCAAGCGCGGTCACCTCCTTGTGGCAAAAAATAAGCCGCATTACTGCGACTTCCAAAAAGTATCTGTACGAGAGACAGAGCCTTTCGGCTCGTCCCTTGGGTATTTTGTTACCGTGTTTTACTGCTGCATCGCCCAGGCAATCGCGTGGCCGTCATCCTCAAACTCGACCTCGCTTGCCGCCCGAAGCCCGATGGTGCCTTCGCAGGTATGGTCATCGTCAAGGAACTCGTAGGTTGCTCCGAAGTAGCAGGGCTTGTTCTTCCCGTTATAGTAGTATCCTGCGATGACCACCTTGTCTCCGAAGGTCAGCAGCTTGCTCCATCTGCATTCGAGGTCTTCCGGCGTGGTGGGGTTCGGCAGTCTGTAGGTTCTCATTGCTTCGTTGATCGTCATG